ATGAGCGCCGCCCGGACTAGCCCCGAATCGCTCCAGGCGCTCAGCGCCGGCCTGTTCAAAGATCGCCGCGCGCGCACTAATCAACGGGTCCATCGCGCCAGCTATCACGAAGGCGAGCGCGAAGGCCGGCTCTGGCGCCGGCACAACACGTTCGCCGATGCCGAGCACAATGCCTGGATGCGCGCGGCCGAGGAGCTGGACGACGCGACGCGGACGACCGGCAAGCGCAATGGCGCGATCGGTGATATCGGCCTGCGCGTGCTGCGCTTCATGCTGAGGCTGCGCAATCGCAAGACGGGGAGACTGGACCCGAGCTACGCCTGGCTCGCCGCTCAGATCAACCGATCCAAGAGCGCCGTCTGTAGGGCCGTCCAGCGGCTCAAGGCGCTCGGCTTCCTGGACTGGCTGCGCCGGACCAGACCGGTCGAGGACCCCGAACCCGACGGCCAATACGTCAAGCAGATCTCCAACGCCTACCTGCTCGAGCTGCGCGGCGTCGCGGCCGAGATGGTCGGGCGCATCCTGCGTCGGCCGACCGAGAAGATGCGCCGCATCGTCGAGGAGAAGCAACGCGCTGATCGCGACCGCGCCGACGCAAGCCGGAGCGCAACGGACGTCGCGGCGGAAACCGCCGATCCGGATCTTCGCGCGATCCTGCTGAGCATGGCGAGCACGATCGACGCCCGTGAATCAAAGGACCAGGGTGCAATTCCTCCTGAGCCGATCAATGACACCCTATGAGGCTAGAATGATGAGGACTCGCTTCGCGAGGCGCCTATCGTTGCGCTGGTGACCGCCCTACCCTCGTCGGAAGACATCAACGCCGAGCATCGCTCCACCGGCGGTAGCGCCGGCTTGCGCCGGCGCGGGCTCCCGACCGGGAGCGTGAGGCGGACGCCGCGCTCGTCAACAGATTGTTTCGCGGGAGGAAAGGTTGGCTATTTCCTATTCATCGGGCGGAACATATTGTGATTGCCGGACATGCCGTGGCGTAGGAAAATCTGGCCCATTTGGGCGCGCTCCGTCGGAGAGATGCTAGATCGCAGCGCGATCGTTCGCGTCGGTTGCGCCAAGTGCAAGAACATCTTCGACGTGGATCTTCGTGCGATCGTCGAAAAGCGCGGCCGCCACTACTCGCTCATCGACGCCGCGCCTGTCTGCAAGGTGACGAACTGCCGAGGCCGCGCTTATTTCATCGCCGCGCGATCAATGCTCGATCCGCTGTTCACCCTGGTCAACGCCAGCATGGACCCGTTCCGCTTGAACGGCCTTCGGCCGATCGACATCGAGCCCGATGAACCCGAGCCCCCCGACCCGGTCGCCCAGCGCGTCGCTGCATAGCGCCCCAGCTGCATCAATCCGCGTCACCGGCGCCCCTCTAACACCGACCCGGAAGCGCGCAGAAAGCCCCACCTCCTGCGAATGTCCCCGGCGCATCAAAACCAACCCCAAAAGCATGCAAGCGAGGCGCGGGGGCAAGTGCGACGCTAGGGGTGGAGGTGCCAACGGTCCCGGAAAGGTTAACGACGCTGAAAAGTGTTAACAAATGTTAGCGAATATGAACGTCGTTAACTAATTGCGCCTGTTCCTCGGCACGTGTGCTCCATACGCGGGCCAGGACTAGGCCGGACGCGAACCGTTCGCTATCCGTTCCGCATGTCAGAACCCGAGCGAGTCGTATTACCTGGCCACATGGTCGTGCCAGTCCTGATGGGCTGGCTGATGCAGGGCCCGCGCTGGATGTGGGGCAAGGAGCCCAGCTTCGAGCGGGCAAAGAAGAGCCGGGCGTGGTTTGATGCCTCGTCCGAGCCGGACCCGGTCCGGATCGCGGCCGAGCTGATCGTAGGCGAAATGGAGCGCCTGGGCTGGACGATGTGCCAGCCGGTCACATCATCCAGTCAGACCATGCTACAACCGCCATGTTGTGGATGCGGGGAGGCGTGCGATGCGCAGGTGGAAGGATCGAGCCAGGCGCACGGCGCCGACCAGCCCGGCGTTGAAGGCCGAATTCACCATCGTCCTGGCCCTCACGGCCGCCGCCGGCGCTAGCATGGCGCTCGACGTCGCCTGCCAGCTCTACGCCGCGGCCGCGACGCTGCCCTGGTAAGGCCGGAAGCTCACGGCCGTAACGCCGAGAAAGTCGTTCACCTCCTCGAAGCGCGTCTGCAGCGGCTCGATCTCGAGCCGGTGAAACACCTCGCGCGCGTCCTGGATGCTGCCGAAGCCGGCGGCGTTCGCCGGCACCACGCCGACTAGCTGGGGAGGCGTCCGATGCGCGCTCAACATCTCGTCGCGCGAGACGAGCTTGATGTTCATGAACTCGTCCTTCGCGGCCACCTCGCTGATCGGGATGATCTGCACCCCGTCCTTCTTGCCGCCCGGCGCATGGATGAACAGGTTCTTGAAGTTGCCGAGGCCCTTTGCGCCTTTCAGCTGCTCCTTTATCGCGTCGGCATCGTCGTTCGTGACCGTCTCTTCCGAGCAATAGAAGATGAAGCCGGCGTGGCTGCCGTTCAGGTAATAGCGCCGGCGGAATAGGGTCGCCGCCTCCCCCATCAACGCCGCCTGCAGCGCATGGTAAAATTCAGGGATGCCGTAAATCTCCTGACTCGGATGCTCCTGAAGCATGTGAAAGACGGTGCCTTCCCGAAACTCATGATCCTGGCGCCAGCCCGGCACGAAGAAGTAGCGGCCTGCATCGATCCCGCGACGCGTGTATCGCGCCAAGCTGTGCTTCATGGCCAGAGGCCGCCCGGCGAGGTTATCCCGCCGCTCGAGATAGCCGTTACCGACCGCGATGAAGTCGAGCGCCAGCTTGCGGAAATCCTCCCGTGTCACCCACCGGCTCGGTACGAAGTGCGCGACGAGCTGGTTGACCTTGAGCCGGATGCAGCTCGCATGCGGCCCCGGAACGTCGAACGCGCGGGTCAGGCCGCTCATCGACACCGGCGGCTCGTACCAGCGGCCGTTATGCCAGGTTTCGCAAAAGCCGAGCATGTCGCGCTGATCCAGTACCGGCTCGGCATCGCCGAACGTGAAAGCGATCGCCTTGCCGGTCGGCTCGGCCGCGCCGATCGGCGCCACCTCGCGCGAAAGCACATCGCCCTCGATCGCGCCGGCGATCCCGCTCATAATCGGCAGCTGGTCCATCAGAAAACCTCCACTTTCGCTTTTCGTGTCGTGAGCTCGCCGTCGAGCGGCTCGTTGTACAGGACGTGCATGATCGCCCAGGCCACGTCCGCGTGGCCGGTGGCCTCGCTCCGGCTCGCCACGTAGGTAACCTGGCGGCCGCTGGCCGTGATCTGCGGCTTGATCGAGATGAAGCTGGCGGTGATGTCACCGTCGCGCGCGTCGAACTCGAGCCGCCCGGCCTGGATGACGCTCTTGGCCTTCCATACCATCATCGCTTTGAGCTGCGCCGAATAGTCGAGCCCGCGCGCAAGCGGGAACTTGGCACGTATCATTTTGAACACGGCCGCGCCGACGCCGGTGCGATCGATGCCGATGTCCACGACATGATATCGCGCCATAAGCTTCTCGATCGCCGGCACCTGCGCCTCGTAGCCGCCGCGCAGCCGCAGCTTCTCCAGCACCCGGAATTTGCCGCCCTTGGCCTGCGGAAGGGCGATCACCACCACCGCCGCCTCGTCGCCGTCGGCGCTCTCCTGCGGATCGTAGCCGATCGCCACCGGGCCGTTGCCGAACCGGCGGATCGCGTAAGCGTCGAAGTCGGTCCACTTCTCGTAGGAATCGACCCGGCACCTCTTCATGAGCTCGAGCGGGAAGGCCGACTGGCTGTCGTCCAGGAACTCGCACATGAACAGATTAGCGAACACGTCCGGCGCCCGGCGCCGGCGCAGCTCCTCGATGTCGAACAGGTCGCAGCCGCCCGCGGCCGCATCCTCGATCGTGACGACCTGGCGCCATATTCCGTCGGCGCCGAGCGCCCCTGCCCTCAACCCCTCGGCGTAAAGGTCGATCTTGGTCCAGTCGGCCTTTGCCCGGCCCTCGTTATATTTCTCGCCCGACCACTTCTTGTAGGCCTGGTGCGCCATGCTCGACGGCGTCGAGAAGTAAGTCTCCCGATACCGGGCCTGCGAAGCCATTCCCGACGCGACGTCGTCCGTCTTGTCGAAATCCTGCGCCCAGAAGCATTCGTCATAGTAGAAATTGCCGTGCTCTCCCTGTGCGGTCCGGAAATTCGCGCCCAGAAAGAAGATCGTCGGCCGCTCGAGCGGCATTCCATTCTCGTCGTCGCCGCGATCGATCAGCAGATGCTCGCCTTTCAGCTGCAGCCCCGTCACCCGGAAGACGAATTCGATGATGTACTTGCGGAAGATCTCCGCCTGGCGCCGCGAGGCCGACAGGAAGATCTGGTTTCGGCCCGTCTCGAGCGCGTCGATCAGCGCCTCGCGCGCGAAATACCAGGTCGCGCCGATCTGCCGGCTCTTCAGAATGAACCGCGTGCGCTGGTTCGAATTGCGCCACCACAGCAGCTGGAACGCGAAGCACTCGCGCTCGAAAGCCTCGCGCAGCTGCCCGGCCATCTCGGCCGTGATCAGGTTCGGCCGCTTCGGCTTTTTCGGCCCCTTGTTGCGATTCTCGACCTTGGGGTTGAGATCGGCCTCGTTGCCTGAATCGCGATAGCGCCGGCATCGCTCGAACCGCTCGATCTGGCGGCCGAGCAGGTCGATCTCCTTGAAGTCGGCGCCGGTCTTCTTGTCCTTGTCGACCAGCTGCGCGAACTTGACGAACAGGCATTCCTCGGCACGCCGGATCGACGGCGCCTCCGCCCACTTCTCGCGCTGTTTCCAGGATTCGACGGTGGAGCGCTTGAGCGGCTTCCAGTCCGGCATGCCGGCGAAGAGCTCGTTCAGCTCCTCCGTGATCTGGGTGATGCCCCACCCGCGCCAATACAGGCTGCGCGCCTGGCGGCGCACGGCATCGTAATCGGATCGTTCGACGGGGGCGAGAAGCATCGCCGCCGACGCTAACCGCGCCCCGCCCCGCCCCGCGCTCGGCCGCTATTGTATCGGCGGCGGTTACAACAGCCCCGAATTGATCCGAAGCGCCCTTCTGGCGCCTTTTGCGCTCAGGCGGCGCGCCGGGCTTTCCCCTGGGTCACGACGCGCCGCCACCGAAGTCTAGATCCGGAGCAGCCTCGCGCCATGGCCACCAAGCAGTCCAAGTTCTTCCGCGTCGCTGTTGAAGGCGACACTGTCGATGGCCGCGTGATCGAGCGCAACTGGCTCACCGAGATGGCCGCGAGCTACAATCCGGCCACCTACACCGCCCGCGTGAACATGGAGCATATTCGCGGTATCACCGCGGATAAGCCGTTCAAGGCTTATGGCGACGTGCTCGCCGTCAAGGTCGAGCAGGTCGATATCGAGCTTAACGGCAAGACCGAGAAGAAGACCGCCCTTTTCGCCCAGATCGATCCGACCGACGATCTGGTGCTGATGAACGATCAGCGCCAGAAGATCTTCACCTCGATCGAGATCAACCCGAATTTCGCCGGCAAGGGCAAGGCCTATCTGATGGGCCTGGCCGTCACCGACAGCCCGGCGTCGCTCGGCACCGAAGCGCTCAAGTTCGTGGCGCACCGCAAGCTGGACGCCGCCAATCACTTCAGCGCCGCGGTCGAAACCAAGATCGAGTTCGAGGATAAGGCGGCGCCCGCGACCCCGGAAAGCACCGGCCTGTTCGCCGCCGCGACCAAGTTCTTCGAGCAGTTCACCAAGCCCGCCGAGCCGACGCCGCCGGTCACCCCGCCCGTCCAGCAGCCGGCCAACGACAATGATCCGGTCGCGAAGCTCAGCGCCGCGATCGGTCAGGGCTTCACCCAGATCACGGCCGCCGTGACGGCGATGTCCAAAGAGAATGCGGCCCGCTTCGGCAAGCTCGAGGCTGACCAAGCCGCGCTCAAGGCGTCGATCGAAAACACCGACGCCAACCCGGGCAGCCAGCGGCCTTCGGCCACCGGCGCCGCCGGCAACGGCAACTACGCCGTGACCGACTTCTAGGCCAGCCAATCCGCCCTCCCCGCCCGCCTTCATCCGCCGAGGACCATCAGCATGCTCAATTCGACCCGCGTCCATTTCAACTCGCTGATGTCCCGCATTGGCGAGCTCAACGGGGTGGAAGATGTCTCCAAGCAGTTCAGCGTCGAGCCGAGCGTCGAGCAGAAGCTTGAAGCGCGCGTTCAGGAAAGCTCCGCATTCCTGAGCGAGATCAACGTCTATCCGGTGCCAGAGCTCAAGGGCGAAAAGATCGGAATGGGCGTAACCAGCCGCATCGCCAGCCGCACGGACACGAGCGGTGCCGGCGTGCGTAAGGCGCGCAATCCGATGAACCTCACTGGCCGCGGCTTCGAGCTCGCGAAGACGGATTTCGATACCTTCATCAGCTACGGCCAGCTCGACCTGTGGGCGAAGTTTCCGAACTTCCAAACGATGTACGGCAATGTTGTCGCGGAGGCGATCGCGCTCGATCGCATCGCGATCGGCTTCAACGGCACCAGCGTCGCCGCCAATTCCGACGATGTTGCCAACCCCGATCTGGAAGACGTCAACAAGGGCTGGCTGCAGTATATCCGCGAGGAAGCCGCCAACCACGTCTTTAGCGACGGCGCGCATGCCGTGAACAAGATCCGCGTCGGCGCCGACGAAGCGACCACCGATTATCGAACGCTCGACGCGCTGGTTTACGACGCAATCCACAGCTTCATGCCAACCTGGGGACGCAAGCGGACCGATCTGGTCGCCATCGTCGGCGGCGGCTTGCTGCACGACAAATATTTCACGCTGATCAACGAAAAGCAGGATCCGTCCGAGCAGGTCGCTCGCGACGTGATCATGTCCACCAAGCGAATGGGCGGTCGGCAAGCAGCCGAAGTTCCCTACGTGCCGGACGGCACGATCCTGGTCACGCCGTTCAAGAACCTCTCGATCTATTACCAGGATGGGAAGCGTCGTCGTTTCATCCAGGAAGAGCCGGTCAAGAACCGGATCGTCGATTACCAGTCGTCGAACGAAGGTTATGTCGTCGAGGATCTCGATCCGGTTGTCCTGATCGAGAATATCGAACTGGTCGACGGCGCCGCCTGATGTCGCCCGCGCAACGCGCCTTTGCACGCAAGACGTCCGCCCTCGCGGCGGCGTCGACCGCGGCCAGCTCGGCCCTCCAGCGCCCGACGTCGGGCGCGGAGGCGACCGAGTATGAGCTGCAGCGCGAGCGCTTGGGTGTCGATCTCAAGCGGCTTAAGGACATTCAGTCGATCGAGCGCAAGATCGACCTGAAGCGCGAGCTCATCGCGAACTACGATCCCTGGGTGGGGGGTGTCCTGGACGCCGCGGCCAATGGCGCGCGCGGCGTCCAGGACGACATCCTGACCCACATGATGATCTGGCGCATCGACACGGGCGACTTCGCGGGCGCGCTCCCGCTGGTCGAATATGTCCTGCGCTGGGGCCTCGCCCTGCCCGAACGGTTCAACCGCACCGCCGCGACCATGATCGCCGAGGAGATTGCGGAAGCAGCGTTGAAGCGGCTCGACCAGGGTGAGGAGCCAAAAGAGGGGTTCGTCGATCTCGAGCTGTTGCTCACGATCGACGATCTCACCGCCGATCACGACATGCACGACGAGGTGCGCGCGAAGCTCGCCAAGGCGCTCGGCCGCGAGCTCGCCCGCCAGGCCGACGCCGCGGACGAAAGCGCCGACGGCCCCGCCGGCGGCAAGCGCGCCGCGATCGAGGCCGCGCTCAAGCGCCTCCGCCGCGCCCGCGAGCTCAACGCCAAAGCTGGCGTCAAGAAGGACATCGAACGCCTCGAGCGCGAGGCGAGGAAGCTGACGGAGAGCACTGATGCGTCAAGTTAAACGGCTGCTCGCACTAGCCGCTCTCCCCTTCTTCGCCCTGTATCTGGTCATCACCGGTCAGAAGCTCGGCGGCTAACCCATCCGAGCCAAAGTACCACTTTGGCTCGCCCGATCTCGCCCCGCGGCGCTCGGGGGCGGAAGATGAAGGAAGCAGCCGGGTTTCATCCTCTCGGCCTGCGCTCCGCTCAGCTTCCTCACCCCCGTTAACCGCGGGCGGACCACCAAGCAGGAGGGCGCAAGCCTCGACACTATCATGGCCGGCTTCGTTTCCTCTCCGCCCGCGCCGGCCAGTCCTCCGGGCAGCTTCGTCGATCACGATGGCTGGTACCCGGGTGCCGACGTCAACGGACTCCGCGAATGCGTGCGCCTCGGATCCACGGTCACGCACCCGCGCCTCGTCGAGGCGATCCTGGGCGCGATGATCACTGTCGGCCGCGATCTGCGCCGGTGGAAGGCGGCCCGCGTCGCCGCCGGCGCCGCCACCCTCGCCGCCGTCGAAGACCAGGACGAGATCAACTTCGAGCCGGAGCTCGTCCACCTTTACCGCCGCGCGGTGTACGCCTTCGCGGCCGCGGACCTGGTCGAAACGCACCACGACATTACCGCCACGCCCGACGGCCGCGATCGCAACGAAACACGCGCGCTGTCGGCCGACGATCACCGCCGCAACGGCCTCCACGCGATCCGCGACATCCTGCGCGTCGGCCGCACCGTCGTGGAGCTGATCTAGTGATCGTCCGCGCCCATGCCGGCGAGAGCCTGGACGCCCTGGTCTGGCGCGAGCTCGGCGCGGTGCCCGGCGCGCTCGAGCAGGTGCTCGAGGCGAACCGCGGCCTGGCCGCGATTGGCGCCGCCCTGCCCGAAGGCATCCCCGTCACCTTTCCCGAATTTGCGCCGGCGCCCGCCGAACTCGAACTCGTCCAGCTCTGGGATTGAACCTTGCCTGATCCACACATCCAGTTCGTCGAAGCGGTGCAGAGCTTCCTGTCCGCAGTGACGCCGGCGGCGCTCGGCTCGGCCGTCTACCAGGCCTATCAGCGCGGCCTGGGCTGGCGCGATCGAATGATCCAGTTCGCGGTCGGGATCTGCGTCTCCTACTTCGTCACCGGCATCGTCATCCACGCAATGGGCTGGTCCGATTTCGCCGCCCAGGGCGTCGGCTTCGTGATTGCCCTGTTCGCCTTCGAGGCCACCCCGAAATTCACCCGCGCCGCCGCCGACGCCGTTGCCGCGCTCCCCGGCCAGATCGGCGCCTGGTTCGGCCGCAAAACCGGAGGGAAGGAATGAGTGCTTTCTCGGGTCCCCGCCAAAGTAGCACTTTGGCGGGAAGTTACGATCGCGCGGTCCTGCGCGCCGAGCTGCGGCGCGACGAGGGCGAGCGGCTTCGCGTCTACCGCTGCACCGCCGACAAGCGCACGATCGGCGTCGGCCGCAACCTCGACGATGTCGGCATCAGCCCGGTCGAGACGATCCGGCTCGGCATCACGGTCGCGACCTGCCTCGCCCGCGGCATCACCTCCACGCAGTCGATGGCGCTGCTGGATGGCGACATCGACCGCGCGGAGGCCGATCTCGACCGGCACCTGCCCTGGTGGCGCCGGCTCGACGGCGTTCGCCAGCGCGTGCTGCTCAACATGTGCTTCAACCTCGGCGTCCACGGCCTGCTCGGTTTCCGCAACACGCTCGGCATGATCGAGCGCCGCCAGTTCGCGGCCGCGTCGGAGAACATGCTCCTGTCCAAATGGGCGCGCCAGGTCGGCACGCGCGCGCAGCGCCTGTCGCGGATGATGCGCACGGGAGTTGCCGCATGAAGACGCTCTTTCTTCGCCTGATCGGGGCCGTCACCGGCGCGCGCAGCTACATCACCCTGCTGCTCGTCGCCGGCGCCTGCGCCTGGTTCTACGTCCAGTTCGAGCAGGTGAAGCGCGATCGCGACCATCTGCTGCAGACGGCCGAGCTCGCCTGCGTCGCCGCGGGGTCGAGCCTGGCGCCCGCGCCGCGCAAGCGCCGCGGCGAATTGTGCATCGAGCGCGTCCGCATCCTCGCTGCGATCGAGCGCGACACGGCCAGCGCCAGCGCGGCCGCGATGAGCGAGGCGCTCGCAACTCACGAACGAAAAACGGCGATCGATGCCGACGCGGCCCGCCGCTCGGCCGAGGCGGCCCGGGCGGCCGCGAACAAGATGGAGAAGCAGAATGCGCAAGTGGGCGGGGATGATCGGGTTGGTGCTGCCTGGTTTGATGCTCTTAACGACGTTGCCGGGCTGCGCGCACCGGGCAGCTGACCCGTCGCCGGCGCCGGCGATCGTCACCGTCAAGGTGAAGGACGTGGCTCCCGCCGAGCTGACCCGCTGCCCCGAACGCCCGGAGGGCTTTCCGGCCGACGCGACGGCCGTGGTCGGCGATCCGGTTCGCGCCGCGATCATCCGCCTCGCCCAGTCCTACGCGGCGGTAATCGGCCAACTCGAGCGGCTGATCGAATGGAACGCGCCGGGCAGCTGCTCGCGCGAATCACGGCCGTGACCGGCTCGTCCATCATCGGCCAGCTGCTGATCGGTTGGCTGCTCGCGGATCTGATCGGCGGCTTCCTGCATTGGGTCGAGGATCGCGTGCTGACTGAGGATATGCCGCTGCTCGGCGCCGCGATCGTGCGGCCGAACCGGCGTCATCACCGCGAGCCGCTCGCCTTCACCGCCGGCAGCTTCCTCGATCGCAATCTGTCGACCTTCATCGCCGCCGGCGCCGTCTCACTTGTTTGGGCGATGCTGCTCGGCCCGTCGCTAATCTGGGCTGCGGCCACGCTCGGCGGCGCGATTCAGTCGATCGTCCACGGGCTCGCGCACCAGCCCAAGGCGGCGGTCGGCCCGCTCCGCGTGCTCCAGGAAACCGGGCTGATCCAATCGCCCAAGCATCACGCCCGTCACCATCGGCCGCCGTCCGACGGCCGCTATTGCATCCTCACCGACTGGCTCAACCCAAGCCTGGACGCGATCGGCTTCTGGACGTCGCTCGAGCGCGCCCTTCTCCGGCTCGGCTTCCGGCCCAGTCTCGGCGAGCGCTGATGCTGAAGCCCGATCTCCTTCGCGCCGCCCTGGTCGCGGCCGTGCCCGAACTCGCGCGGGATCCGGACAAGCTCACCCTGTTCGTCGAGAAAGGCAGGATCGCGGCCCGCGCCGGCCCGGCCAACGGCTTCGAGTACCGGTACCAGCTCCAGGCCGTGCTGCTGGACTTCACCGGCCATCCCGACGCGGTGATGATCGCGGTGCTCAACTGGATCCACGATCACCAGCCCGAGCTGCTGCTCAATCACAGCGCCGGCAACGAGGCGATCAGCTTCGACGCGGACATCATCGACGCGGACACGATCGATCTCGCGTTCACGCTCGAGCTCAATGAGGCGGTGACCTTCACGCCGCGCGCCGGCGGCGGCTTCGACGCGACCCACCGCGGCGAGCCGCAGCTGGTCGACGCGCTGCTCGGCATCCCCGCCACCACCCTGCTCGGCGAGATCTATCTGGGCGGCGAACTCATCGTTCAGGCGGGCTGATGGCCGACGAAGGCATGGAGCGGATCGAAGCCTGGGCGGGCGCGCTGCTCGCCAGGCTCGATCCCGGCCAGCGCCGCGCGCTCGCCCGCCGCCTCGGCATCGCCCTTCGACGCTCGCAAAGCCAGCGGATCGGCGCGCAGCAAAACCCTGACGGTTCGGCCTATGAGCCGCGCAAGGAACGCCCGCGACTCCGCGAGCAGCGAGGCCGCGTCCGCCGTCAGGCCGGCGCGATGATGCGCAAGCTCCGCCAGGCGCGCCTGCTGAAGGTCGATGCGTCGGCCGAGCAGGTCGCGGTCGGCTATGCCAGCGCCGCCGTCGCCCGGGTCGGGCGCGTCCACCAGGGCGGCCTCCGCGATCGCGTAGAGCGCAAGCGCGGCGCGCCGGAAGTGACCTACCCCAAGCGCGTCCTGCTCGGCTTCACCGAAGCCGATTCCGGCACGATCATGGACATGATCCTTGAGCAGCTGCAGGCCTGATCCGCCCTGTTGTAACCGCCGCCGATACAACACCGCGCGCTAGCCCGGACGCAGGAGCCGCGGCGACATGGCGCCATGCTTAAGTTCCGCCCTGGTGAGACGCCGAGCTGGCAGCTCAAGTTGTTCGCGGATGACGCCGAGACGACACCACTCGACTGCCGCGGCGCGCTGATCGACATCGTCGCGACTAGTCTGCCGTTCACGCCGGCGGTTGCTTGGTTTTCGGCATCGCTGGGCGTCGCGGACCTAACCATCACCGAAGTGCAATCGTTGTCGCTCGCCGCCCGCACGCGTCACTGGCTGCGGATCCGTGTCCGATCCGCAGCTGGCGAGGTGACGATCTTCGACGACGTGCCCGTGCGCATCGAATGAGCGCGATCCGCTTCACCCGCGACGGCCCGGTGCTGCGCATCGCATCCGCCAGCGAGCCGATCGGCACGATCCGGTCCGAACGCCGCGGCTCGATTCGCATCTCCAGGCTTGGCCAGCGCGGCCGCGACGGTGCCTCCGCGGAAGTCACGACCGATCTGCTCGCCCACTATCTGCTCGCCCGAACCTGAAGGACCGGACCATGTCTCTCGACGCCAACCTGCTCGCGCTGCTCACCGCTGTCGGCGGCGACGTGAAATCCCTCCGCCTTGCCGATGGAGATCTGTCACAGCTCGCCACCACCGCGAAGAACAACCTCGTCGCCGCGATCAACGAGGTCTACGGAATGGTCGGTTCAGCCGGCGCCGCGATCAATGATACCGCCGGCGATGGCGCTACCGCCGTGACCTGGTCGGCGAACAAGATTTACGATTCGATCGAGGCGGCGCGTGTTGCGCTTCGCGACGAGCTACGCGCCGGCGCCGGCGCCGCGCTCGACACGTTCGCCGAGGTTGCTGCCGCGCTCGCTGCCGACGATACGGCCGCGGCCGCGCTGGCGGATGCGGTCGCTAAGCGTATCCGCTTCGACGCTGCTCAAGTGCTCCAAGATACGGAGAAGGTGCAGGCGCGATCCAACATTGGCGCGGCCTCGGCCGCCGACCTGACCGCACTCACGACGGCGGTCGGCAACACCGAGCAGGATCTGGTCGCGGCTTACAATCTCGCGAAGGCGTAGAGCATGACCTTAGCGACCGAGCTTCTCGAACTAGCTCAGGCAATCGGTTCCGACATGAAGACCGCGCTCGCCGGCAGCGGCGGAAGCAGCAATTTCGCACTGATCACGAAGGGCAGCGACGCCGGCAGAAGCAGCGCTACGACCTTTCTGACCGACTCCGCCCTGAAGGTGACGCTCGGCATCGGCCGATGGGTGTTGCGGCTGAAGGTCCGGGTGGTCTCGGGAGCGGCGATAACAAGCGGGTTCAAGTATCAGACGCTATTCACCGGCACGACCTCCGCGGTCCGCTTCGATCGCACTCACGTGGCGGCAGGCGCCGCCGCGGGTACAGACAGCGCCAATACGGCGCAGGGAACGACACAGGTCCCTTCCACGTCGCTGCCTCATGTGGCCGCGAACTCGGCGGGATGGGTCGCTATCGACATCGAGCTGATTGTGACGGCATCTGGCGAGTTCCAGTTCCAGTGGGGACCGAACAGCGCTGCGTCCGACGTGACCACCGTCGGCTTCGGCTCCACGCTCGAGTACAAGCAGGTTGGCTGAACCGCCCCTGTTGTAACCGCCGCCGATACAACAGCCGCCGCTAGCCCCGGCGCGCACCCGGCGGCGACATGGCCGCGTGTCCGACTTCCCGTCCACCGCCATCGATCTCTCGCGCCTGCCGCCCCCGACCGTGGTCGAGCAGCTGTCGTTCGAGCAGATCTACGCCGACGGGCTCGCCCGCCTGCAAGTGCTGCTGCCCGGCTTCGACGCAACGGTGGAATCCGATCCGGCGGTCAAGCTGCTCCAGCTTTTCGCCTATCGCGAGCTGCTGATCCGCCAGCAGTTCAACGATCGCGCGCGCGGGCTGATGGTCGCCTATGCCGCCGGCGCCGATCTCGATCAGCTCGCCGCCCTGGTCGGCGTGCAGCGCTTCCTGATCACGCCGGCGAACGCGCAGACCGGCGCAGCCGCGTTGTACGAAGGCGACGACGCCTTCCGCGCCCGGGTCGTGCTCGCGCCCGAAAGCTTCTCGGTCGCAGGCCCCGATCTCGCCTACGTCTATCACGCCAAGTCGGCCGATCCGGACGTGCTCGATGCCAGCGCGATCAGCCCGGAGCCCGGCGAAGTGATCGTGTCCGTCCTGTCGCGCACCGGCAACGGCGCCGCATCGCCGGCGCTGGTGGCCAAGGTCGCCGCAATCGTCAATTCGCGCACCATCCGCCCGCTCACCGATCTGGTCACCGTCCAGTCGGCCGCGATCGTCGACTTCGCGATCGCGGCGCAGCTGTTCCTCTTTCCCGGCCCCGACGGCAGCATCGTTACCACCGCCGCGCAGGCCCGCCTCGACGCCTATCTGGCCGACGCGCGAAAGCTCGGCCGCGACATCGCCCGATCGGCGATCCTGGCCGCGCTCCACGTCGAAGGCGTCCAGCGCGTCGAGCTCGCCTCCCCGCCGGCGGACGTGGGCATCGGGCCGACCCAGGCTGGTCACTGCACCGGCGTTCAATTGAGCGTGGCCGGTTATGGCAGCTAGCCTGCTCCCGCCCGGATCGACCGCGCTCGAGCGCGGGCTTGAGGCCGCAACCACCCGCGCCGGCGAAGTGCCGATCCCGCTTGACCGCCTGTGGAACCCGGACACTTGCCCGGCCGAGCTGCTGCCTTGGCTCGCCTGGGGCCTGTCCGTCGATCGCTGGGAGTCGAGCTGGAGCGAGCCGCGCAAGCGCGCCGCTATCCGGACGTCGATCGCCGATCACCGGATCAAGGGCACGCCGGCGTCGATCGACGCGGTGCTCGCCTCCTTCGATGCGCTGCTCCACGTCGTCGAATGGTTCGAAGCCAGCCCGCGCCAGCGCCCTCATACGTTCGAAGTAGTGCTGCCGATCGGTGCCGAAGGCGGCGCACGCGCCGGCGCCGCCTTCGCCGAGGCGGTTGTCCGCGACGTAACCCGAACCAAGCCGGCACGCTCACACTTCACCTTCGTGCAACAGCTGCGTGCGCAGGCATCGGTCTACCTGGTCGGCGCCGCCCGCGCCGCAGGATTCGTCCGCCTCGATGCCGCCGCCCGTCACGATCCCAGCCCGCGCTGGGCCGATTACCTGCAGACCGAGGAAGGCGAGCCGATCACCGACGAAGCCGGGGCTTTGCTCGAGGGAGCACCCGCGTGACGCCGCTCGAGCTCACCATCACCGACGCCGGCCTGGCCGCGATTCAGGCGGCACAGGGCAGTGCGGCGGTGGTCATCACCGGCGTCGGCCTGACTGCGGCCGACTTCGTCGAAGCGCCGACGCTGACCGTTCTGCCCGGCGAGTTCAAGCGGCTCGTCGATGTCTCGGGGGACGCGGTCGATGCGCGCACCGTCCACCTGGTGGCACGCGACGACGGCACGGACGTCTACACCGTCCGCGGCTTCGGCCTGTTTCTGGCCGACGGCACGCTGCTCGCCACCTACGCGCAGGCGGTGCCGATCTTCACCAAGTCGGCCGTGTCCACCTTCCTGCTCGCGCAGGACATCCGCTTCCAGGCCGGCCAGGCGACATCGATCGCGTTCGGCGATGCCAACTTCCTCTACCCGCCCGCGACGGAAGTACGGAAGGGTGTCGCGGAAATCGCCGATCAACCGGAGGTGGACGCCGGTGCCGACGACGAACGGATCGTCACTTCGAAAAAGCTGGCCGCCCGCCTCGCCGGCTTCCTGTCCGCGATCTTCGGCCGCAAGATCCTCACCGCCGGCTTGGCGAACGGCGGCGGTGACCTGTCGGGCGATCGCACGATCGACGTGCCGCGCGCCAGCCCGGAGGAAGCGCTCGCCGGCAGCCTGACCAGCAAGGCACTGGCGCCCTCGTCGCTGGCTCTGATCCTGCTTGAGATCTTCGATCGCGTCGTTCGCTCGCGAAAGGTCTCCACCAGCGGCCTTGCTACCGGCGGCGGCGATCTCACCGCCGATCGCACGATCGACGTCGCCGCCGCCAGCGTCGCCCAGCTGCGCGCGCTGGCCAGCGACGCGGTCGCGCTCACGCCGGCGACCTACGGCGCGCTCGGCCGCAGCCTCCAGCAGAACGGTTACACCGAACTGCCCGACGGGTTCATCATCAAGTGCGGTCGCTTCACTTGCGTCGCGAACGGCGTGGTCAGCATCAGCTTTCCCGTCGCCTTTCCGAACGAATGCTTCGCGGCCGTAACCGGCGGCGGCCTCAGCGGCGCGGCCGACCAGGACAATTACGTCTCAATCATCGCCAACACCATCACCGCCGCGGGCTTCCAGGCGTCGAACGGCAAGGGCGCGGCTTATGGCTGCACTTACATCGCGGTGGGCCGATGAGCATCTTCTTCAGCCCATCGACGCGCGGCTTCTACACGACACAGGATCACGCGGACCGGATGCCGGCCGATGTCGTCGGGATCTCCGCGCGGCGCCATCGCCGGCTGATCGCCGCGCAGGCCGACGGCGCCGAGATTCATGCCGGCCCCGACGGCTGCCCACAGCTGCGCCGCCCACTGGCCAATGCGGCCGAGCGCCGCCCGGCGCTGATCGCGGCGGTCAAGCGCGAGGCCCGCCGCCGCATCGACGCGGTCGCCCCGCTGACCGCCCAGATCAACGACAATGCGGCGCTGGCGATCGCCGCCGTCCAGCTCGCCGGCGGCGGATCGACGACGCTCGATCTCGCGCCCGCGCTCGACCGACGCGCCCGCATCGATGCGCTGCGCGCCCGATCCGACCGGATCGAGATGGCGATCGCCGCCTGCGCCGCGCGCGACCTCGCGGGCTTCGATCCCACCGCCGACCAGCATTGGCTCGCCGATCGGGCCGAGGGAGACGCTCTTGGCTAAGATCTCTGGCCTTCCGCCCGCCGGCCCGCTCGACGGCACCGAGGCGCTCCCGCTCGCCCAAGGCGGCCGCACCAAGCGCGCGCTGATGAGCACGATCGCCGCGGCGGTGCTGGCACTGCTGCCCGGCATGCTGAAGGGCGATCCCGGCGGCCATGTCCAGTCGATCGGGCTGTTCACCGCCGCGCCGCAGCTCAACATCCCCGCGGGGGCCGACCGCGTCCACACGTCCGGCCACCGGCTCAAGCATGTCGGCGCCGGCACGTATCTACGCTGGTCGAACGACTTGCCGGCGCTGCCGGCGCCCGGCGAAGGCGAGAATGAGTGGTGGTTCCAGAGCGCCGACGGCTCGTTCTGGTATCCCGATCCGGAGCACATCACCCTCGCCCAGTTCGGCGCGATCGGCGATTACAAGCGCACGGGCGCGCATGTCGGCGTGATCGGCGACGATAGCCACGCCGCCTTCCTCGCCTACCGTAGCTTCGCGATCTGGGCGGGCCGCGATCACGATGCCTTCCCGGCCTTCTACAAGGCGCTGCCGCGCCTTCGGATCACGCCCGGCCATTATTGGTCGTCAAAGACTTGGGACTTCGATTTCGGAACCCCGTTCATCGAGGGCGACGGACTCGGCGCGCAGAATGGCGGCAACCCGGTCGTTATCACCTTCGACGGAGGGCAGACCGGCTTTCGCCTGCACAATTACAACACCGCCGGAAACGGCGAGCGGCCCGGCGGAGTCAGCGCCACCGGCTTCCGGATCGAGAACGTCAAGGTCCGCACCACCGGCCACGGCGGCGCCGCCGATTGCGACGGTTTCAGGATCCGCACCTATGGTCGCCTGATCGATTGCTCGGCCGAGAATTTCATCCGCGACGGCATACATGTCGAAGCGGACGTGACCTTGTCCGGCCCGCTTGCCGGCAATGCCAATCAGGTCCAGATCTCGGGCGGCAATCTCCGCGACAACGGCCGCTGCGGAATCTTCTTCCACCTGTCCGATGCCAATGCCGGCTACACGATGGGCCTCAACTGCTACGGCAACGGTCGCTTCGGCATCCTGGACGCGTCGGGGCTCGGCAACGCGCATTTCGCGGCCCATGTCGATTTCAACGGTGCCGGCGGCGGTCTGTGCGGGCCAAGCTATGCCCGCAACGCCGATGGAGCCTGGTGCTCTTATCAGATCGGCGGCGTGTGGCGCCTGTTCTCCGTGGTCATGGGCCAGGAGGCGCTCGCCAAGATCACCGCCCCGGCTTTCGACTCGCCTTACTGGATCTACGAGCGCGATGTCGGCGCTCCGGACGTGGCCAACCCGGCCTGGGTGAGCGGCGCGCGCGATTACCATGCCGGCGGCGGCCTGGCCGCGACCAGCCTCGCCGGCTCCGTCAACTTCGACGCCTGCTATGCCGAGGGCGGCCAGCCCGCCTGCCAGGGCGTCCAGCACACGATCTTCCTCAAGTCGTTCACTGCGTCCGGCGTTCGCGGCGGCGTCAGCGTCCGCCCGAAGAACGGCGCCCTTGTTGCCGAATCGATGGGCGCGTTCGAAAAGCGCAGCGACGGCAAGGTGCTGACCATGCTGTCCGGCGGCGATGCCGACAGCGGCCAGCTCGAGATTTTCGGCATCGATCTCACCGCGTCGCCGAACTGGCGCCGGATGATGGACGCCGCGACGCAGGATTGGTTCTTCCAATATGCCGGCGCGGACAGCCTGGTCCCGATCTTCTTCTCGGGTGGCGATACGCTGCGCACCGGCGGCCGAGCGACGCCGCAACCCGCCCGCGCGTTCTTTCCCGAGCTCTTCCTGAACGACAGCGCGATCAGCTCGACCGCCGCTCTGCCCGCCAATGACGAGGGCGGCGATGGCGAGCTGCGCTGGAACAAGGCGCCCGCGCCCGGCCAATGGTCGATCGCGCAGAAGATCGCCGGCGTCTGGACGCCGATCGTCACCGCCCCGGGGAGCACCTGACCGATGAACGACTGGAAGATCAAGACCACTCGCGACGACTCGCGCTCGCGCCGGCCGACGCCCCTGGAAGTGCGCCTCGCCGACGGATCGACGCTGCTGTGCTGGGCGCACAAGGCGCCGTGGGACCAGGTCGAATATTACCGCCTCGCCTCGATGCTCGAGGTGATCGAGGCCACTCGCCCTCCGACGCAGGATTGATCATGGCCATGCTCATCCTCTTCATCGCCTTGCCGATCGCCGTGCTTGCCTTCCTGCTCGCGCGCCGCGCGACCAAGCAACACATGAGCGATCTCCCCGTCGGGCGTCCGGGCAACCCGGAAAGCTGGGAAGTCGGCCCGATCGTGCGCGGCTTCAGCCGCACGCCCAACGTTCCCCTCCGCCCCCGCCGCCACCCCGGCGGTCTCGCGATCGACATTCCAATGGGCGATCCGGACCGGCCCGAAGCGCGCGCCGGCGACGTGCGTTACGTGACCTTCAATCCCGGCTCGCTGGCGGGGAGGAAGCGCCTGACGTTGCGCTATCGCGTCGAGCTGGACGAAGGCGTTCGCCTGTTCCCTTGGACCGGCCCGCCGCTCCCTGCCCTCCTCACCATGTTTTTGCAGCGCGCCGGCGACGACTGGAGCGCCGCAGGCAAGTTCGAGACTTACCGCTGGTGGGCGGGTTTCGCGACCGTAATGCCGATCGAGCCTGGCGATCACGAGCTCATCGTAGCGCTCGACGGCCGCTGGACGGCAACGATCTCCTCCAACGCGCACGACCACTCGGCCGCATTCAAGGCCGCGCTGACGCATGCCTGTCGCGTTGGCTTCACGCTGGGCGGCGGCGACGGCCTCGGTCACGGCATCTGCGCCACCGGCCCCGCCCGGCTGATCATCCAGGACTTCTTGGTCGAGTGAAGCGCGCCCGTCCGGCGCGATCGCCTCTGTTGTAACCGCCGCCGATACAACAGCCCGGCCAAGCGCCGCGCGGCATCTTGTCGCAACGTGGCCCGCAATGCGCAGCTCAGACGATAATCCGGTCGATCCGGCCGACCTGATCCGCTTCGGCACGGTCGCCGAGGTTGATCTTGGCGCGGGCACCGTCGTCGTCGACTCGGGCGACGTCCGCTCCGGATCGATCCGCTGGGCCGGCGGCCGCGCCGGCGCGACCCGCAGCTGGTCACCGCCATCCGTCGGCGAACAGGTGCTGCTGCTCTGCCCCGGCGGCGAGCTCGCCGCCGCCGTCGCGATCGGCGGCATCCCGCAGAACGCCTTTCCGCCCGCCGGCAATTCGACACGCGAGCTGATCGAGTTCGCCGATGGCGCCGTCCTCGCTTACGATCCGGAAGCGCACGTCCTCGATGTCGCCCTGCCCGCCGGCGCCCGCGTCAACATCGTCGCCGCCGGCGGCGTCACGATCGACGCGGCCGATGGCGGCCTGTCGATCACCGGCGATGTCACGGTCGACGGCAAGCTCACTGCCAGCGGCGATGTAAAGGCCGGCGATATCAGCCTGCAGGATCACGTCCACACCAAGGTCGCCGCCGGCACCGCCAAGTCGGGCAAGCCCGAGTGATGCGTGGCATGAGCAACACGAGCGGCGCTGCGATCGAAGGCGATGCGCACCTGGCGCAATCGGTCGGCGACATCCTGTCGACGCCGATCGGCACCCGGATCCAGCGTCGCGATTACGGCTCGCTTCTGCCGTTCCTGGTCGATCAGCCGCAGACGCCAGGCTGGCGCCTGCAGATGTTCGCCGCCACCGCGATCGCGCTCGATCGCTGGGAGCCGCGCTTCCGGATCGCCCGCGTCGGCGTCACCCTCTCCCCCGAAGGTAGGCCGATCGTCGATCTCGAAGGCGTCCGCACCGATCGCCCGCGCGCGTCCGCTTTCACCCGCCTGTCCGTCCCGCTGCGGCTCGGCCGCCCGACCCTGAACTAGGAGCAACTCATGCCTATCCGCCACGGCATTTTCGTCACCGAGCCGGTTGCCGGCGCGCGGCCGATCAACATTGTGTCCACCGCCGTCATCGGCCTGGTCGCCACCGCACCGGACGCGGACGCCACCCTGTTCCCGCTCGACAAGCCGGTGCTGGTCACCGACGTCCGCTCGGCAATCGCGAAGGCCGGCGAGCAAGGCACCCTCGCCGATTCGCTGTCCGCGATCGCCGATCAGTGCAGCCCGATCGTGGTGGTGGTCCGGGTCGCTCCGGGCGTCGCCGCCGGCGACGTCTCCGCCCAGGAGGCGACCGACCTGAACGTGATCGGCGGCAGCGTGGCCGGCGCCTACACCGGCATGCAGGCCCTCCTCGCTGCCGAAGCCCAGCTCGGCGTTCGTCCCCGCATCCTCGGTTGCCCCGGGCTCGATACGCAGGAAGTCACCACTGCGCTGGTCGTGATCGCCAAGAAGCTTCGCGCGATGGTCTATGCCGCCTGTCCGGGCGCCGATACCGTGTCCGAGGCGGTGCTCTACCGCGGCGAGTTCGGCGATCGCGAGCTGATGCTCATCTATCCGGACTTCACCCGCTTCGGCGGCCATGCGGTCGCGGCCGCACTCGGCCTGCGCGCCCGGATCGACGAGGAGATTGGCTGGCACAAGACGATCTCCAACGTCGTCGTCGGCGGCGTCACCGGCCTCAGCAAGGACATCTTCTTCGACCTCCAGGATCCGTCCACCGACGCCGGCCTGCTCAACGACGCGCCCGTCACCACGCTCGTCCGGATGAACGGCTACCGCTTCTGGGGCAACCGCACCTGCTCGGACGAACCCAAGTTCGCGTTCGAATCCTCCGTCCGCACCGCCCAGATCCTGCGCGACACGATTGCGCGCGGCCTGGTCTGGTCGTCCGATCAGCCGCTCACTGTGCAGCTGCTCAAGGATCAGCTCGAAACGATCAACGCGGCCTTTCGCGCGCTCTCCACGCCTGGTCCCAGCCAGCGGATCATGGGGGCGGAGGCCTATATCGATCCCGCGCTCAACGTCGCCGGCCAACTCGCCGCCGGCAAGGTGCAGATCGATTACGATTACACGCCGCTCGCCCCGGCCGAGGACATCCAGCTCAACCAGCGGATCACCGACCGCTTCTACGTCAACGTCGCCGGCCAGGTCTCCCCGATCTGATCCGGCGCCACCCGCCCCACCCGCTTAACCGCCATCTCAGGAGCCAGCGATGCTTCCTCACAAGCTCAAGAACTTCAACGTCTTCAACGATGGCCAGAACTTCCTCGGCCAGGTGTCGGAGATCGCCCTCCCCAAGCTGTCCGCGCAGATGGAGGAATATCGCGGTGCCGGCATGCTCGGCCCGGTCGATATCGACATGGGGCTGGAGAAGCTCGAGATGGAGGCGACCTATGGCGGACTGGTCGTACCGGTACTTCGTCAGTTCGGCGTCACTGCGGTCGACGGCGTCATGCTGCGCTTCATCGGCGCTTACCAGTCCGACGGCGCCGGCCAGGTCAAGCAGGCCGAACTCGTCGTGCGCGGCCGCCACAAGGAGATCGATCCCGGCTCCGCCAAGGCCGGCGACGATACCGAATGGAAGGTCAGCTCCAGCCTGTCCTATCTCAAATGGACGATCGACGCCCGCGTGGAAGTCGAGATCGACCTGGTCAACTGCATCTACCTGATCGGCGGCTTCGACCGCATGGCCCAGATTCGTGCCGCGATCGGCGCCGACGGGGGCACGCTCGGCGCCGGCATTTCCGTCAGTATCTGATCTCAAGCAACAGGGAGCACCCCGTGACCGAACCCACCGCCCGCAAGCTATTCGTCGACGTGCCGCTCGATGCGCCGCTCACCCGCGGCGACACCAAGCTCGACTCGCTGCGCCTCCGCCGCCCCGGCGCCGGCGAGCTTCGCGGCCTGAGCCTCGCCAAGCTGCTGCAGATGGACGTGAACGAGATCATCCGCCTGCTGCCGCGGATAACCCAGCCGGGTCTGACCGAGCATGAGGCCGGCCAGCTCGACGCCGCCGACATTATGGAGATCGGGGGAGAGCTCGCCGATTTTTTTCTGACGACGCGTCGTCGGGACGAATTGCGGACGATGTAGAGGAAGCGATGGCGAACATCCTCGCCATCCTGCCCGGGATGACCTTCCCGGCCCTGTGCGAAATGTCGCTGCCCGATCTGATGCGCTGGCACGATCGGGCGGAGAAGCGCAACCGATCGGAGAAACGCTGACATGGGCCTGACCTCCGGACTATCGCTGCTCGTCAAGTTTGCGGCCCTCGACAAGTTGAGCGCGCCGCTTCGCGCGATCCGCTCTGGCGCGCGAGCAACCTCTGAAACCTTGGCCGGCACTCGGAAGGAGCTGCGCGAACTCAACCAGCAGCAAAAAAAGATCGGCGCGCTCCAGGAACTTAACTCCGACCTGTCGGATAGCCATAGCAAGCTGGACCAGGTGCGGCGCCGCATGCGCGCGATCCGAGAGGAGATCGATGCGCGTGGCGTCGCTACCAAGCGGCTAACGGCAGCCATGGCGGCTGCCGAGCGCAAGGAAGCCAAGCTCGCCGGCCTTGCGGAAGACCAGTCAAAGGCGCTCGGAGATCTTCAGCGACAGCTGCGCGAAGCTGGCGTGGACGTCAATCGGCTTGGCGATCATGAGCGCACACTTGCCGACCGCATCGCCGACACGAACCGCCGCTTGGGCGAGCAGCGCGACCAACTGGCGCACCGTGCCGCCGCCGAGCGCCGCCTGGATCGAGCCCGTGAGCGGGGCGAGCAAATGCAGGCAAGTGGCGCCAAGATGATGGGTGCTGGCGCGGTCATGAGCGCCCCGCTCGTTGCGGCCGTCAAACAGGCCATGACTCTCGAAGACGCCATGGCCGATATCAAGAAGGTCGTGAACTTCAAGGATGCGACCGGCATCCAGCGGCTTCACGATCAACTCATCGACATGAGCACTCGAGTTCCGAAAACTGCCGCCGAGCTGGGCTCGATCGCAGCCGCTGCGGGCAGATCGAATGTTCCCGAAGCGGAACTCACCCGGTTTACCGAGTCCGCCGCCAAGATGGCGGTTGCCTTCGACATGGAGGCCGATGCGTCCGGCGAGATGATGGCCAAATGGCGCACGGCGTTTCGAATGACCCAACCTGCCGTGGAGGACCTTGGCGATCGAATCAACGCGCTGACCAATAAGTTCGGCGGCAAATCTGCCGACGTGACTGACATGGTGACCCGGATCGGCCCGCTCGGTGAGGTGGCCGGCGTCGCGGCGCCGGCGATTGCCGCATTGGCCGGCCTCATGAACTCCGTCGGCGTGGAATCCGAGATCGGAGCCACCGGCATCAAAAACATGATGCTCGCCATGTCTAAAGGTGAGAACGCCACCAAGGACCAGAACAAGGCCTTCGCTGCTCTGGGGCTCGAAGCGGAAGACGTTTCGAAAAAGATGCAGATCGACTCCAACGGGACCATCGTCGACGTGCTCACCCGCATTTCGAAGCTGTCGAAAGACAAGCAGGCGGGGATGCTCGACCAGCTTTTCGGTTCGGAGTCGATCGCCGCTATCGCGCCCTTGCTGACCAACCTCGGCCAGCTCCAGACCAATCTCCAGCTCGTTGGCGACAAGTCAGCCTGGGCCGGTTCGATGAACAAGGAGTTTCTGGGCCGGATCGGTACGACATCCGCTCAAGCCGAGTTGGCTGCCAACAACTGGACGGCACTCAGCATTACGATTGGCGAGAAGCTACTTCCTCCCGTCAACAGCGCGATCCTAGCCCTTGGTCGGATCGCAAGCGGCGCTCGCGCGTGGGCGAACGCGAATCCCGCTTTGGCTGGCACTCTGACCAAGATCGCGGCCGTCATCGCCGTCGTGCTCATCGCCGGCGGGGCTCTGCTTGTCACGATCGGTACTTTGCTCGGGCCGCTGGCCTACCTCGGGTTCATGGCCCGCATGTCGGGACCGGGCCTGCTTATGCTGAAGCACGTGATGCTCGCCGTGCGCACAGCCGCGATGTTCTTGGCCAGCGGCCTGCTCAAGGCTGGCATGATGATGCTCGCCAATCCGATTGTGCTGACGATCGTCGCGATCGTCGCCGCGGCGCTCGCCCTCTCCTATGCCGCCCAGAAGATCTACGACAATTGGGGCGCGATCAGCGCCTGGTTCTCCGCGCTGTGGCAGAAGATCAAGGCGGTCACGGTCGCCGCGATCCAGGCGATGATCCAGGCGTTCCTACGCTTCACGCCGCAGGGCCTGCTGATCCGGGCGTTCGCCAAGGTCTGGCCCTATCTCGCCGGGCTCGGCGCCCGCTTCTTCGAATTCGGCGGTCACATCATCCGGGGCCTGGTCGGCGGAATCATCGGCAGCGCGGCCTGGCTTCGCAACAAGATCGTCGGCCTGGCCAAGAACGTGACCGGATGGTTCAAGAACGCGCTCGGCATCCACTCACCGTCGCGCGTCTTCATGGGGCTCGGCGGTCACGTCACCGACGGCCTGGCGCTCGGCCTCGATCGCGGCGCCAAGGCGCCGATCGCCCGGGTCGAAAGCATCGCCGCTCGCATGGCGGCCGCCGGCGCCGTCTCGATCATGGCGCCCGGCATGGCTGCGGGCGTTCCGGCAACGTCGCCCGCCGGCATCGGCTCGAGCGCCGGCGCAGCCGCGGCGGGCGGCCCGGTCACGATCCACGTCTACGGCGCGCCCGGCCAGTCGGAGGCCGAACTCGCCCGCCTGGTCGCGATCGAGCTCGATCGCCGCGATCGCGCCGCCGCCGCCGCCCGGCGCTCCAGCTTCCGGGATGACGATTGATGCTCCTCGCCTTCGGCATGTTCCTGTTCGAGCTTGGCACCGCGCCTTACGAGGATCTGTCTCGCAAGCTCGAGGCGCGGCACGGATCCACCGCGCGGTTCGGCGCCAGGCCCGCCAGCCAGTATCTCGGCCCGGGCGACGAGACGATCTCGCTCGCCGGCCGCCTGCTCCCGCCGCTCACCGGCAACGGCGCCCAGCTCGACGCGCGGCGCGCGATGACGGTCGAGGGCCGCTCCTGGCCGCTGGTCGACGGCCTCGGCCGCGTACTCGGCAACTTCGTCCTGACGAGTGTCGACGAACGGCAGAGCAACTTCTTGGACAATGGCGTCCCGCGGAAAACGGACTTCACGCTTGAGCTGCGGAGGGTGGACTGATGTCCAACCTCCGGCCTGTCCTGAGCCTGTCGAAGGAGATCGATCGATGAACCACCTGCTGCGTGTCCGCCGTGACCGCTCTGTCGCCCCCCGCCCAGCCTTCCCGGCGCGCTTTTACGGTGTCGATCTGGGCGTTGGTGATCGTGGCTATCTGACGCTCGCCTGCCGCCGCTGCGATTGCCGCTGGTTCGGGCGGGACAGCCTCGCCCTCGCCCAGGCGCACGACCGCGACCCGTGCAACTGCACGGCCGCCAACGACAACGGCCGCGGTGATGTCTGAACATCGCAAGGCCGGCTTCGCCGTCACCCTGGACGGCCGCGATCTCGGCGCCGAATTTGGTGCCGGCGAGGATCTCGGGCCCAAGATCGGACCGCGCCTGATCTCGCTCACCGTCACGGAGAAGCGTGGCGGTGATGCCGACCAGGTCGATATCGTCATCCACGATCATGACGGCCGCATGGCGCTGCCCAGGAAGGGCGCGCGCCTGCGCGTCAAGCTGGGCTGGGAGGCGGGTTCGGACATCCCGCTCGGCCTGGTCGACAAGGGCAGCTTCAAGGTCGACGACATCGAATGGGGCGGCCCGCCGGATATCATCACCATCCGCGGCCGCTCGGCCGACGTCGCCGCCGATTACGCCACCCGCCGCGAAAAGAGCCACCGCGACACGACGATCGGCGCGATCGTGGCCAAGGTTGCCGCCGCCAACGGCCTCAAGGCCAGCGTCGCGGCCGAGCTCGCCGGCATCGCCGTGCCGGTCCTCGCCCAGGACGGCAAGAGCGACATGGCCCTGGTGCGCGCGCTCGGCCGCCGGCACGATGCCCGCGCGACCGTCAAGAACGGGCGCCTGATCTTCTCGCCGATCGGCAAGCCGGCCACCGCCAGCGGCCGCGCGATCCCGTCCGCGACTCTCACCCGCCGTGAAAACGAGCGCGTGAATTACAAGACCGTCGATCGCGGCGGCGGCGACGGTGTCGAGGCGCGCTGGCACGACCAGTCCGAAGCCAAGCGCAAGACCGTCAAGGCCGGCGCCGCCGCCAACCCCTCCCCTTCAGGGGAGGGGTCGGGGGTGGGGCAGGTGAAAAAGCCGAAGCGCCTGAAGAAAGTCTACGCCACCGAAGCCGACGCCCGCCACGCGGCCGAGGCCGAAGCCAAGCGCATCAAACGCGCCGGCGCCGAATGCGATTACGATCTCTCCGTCGGCCGACCCGATCTCTACCCTGATCGCCCGGTCACCCTGCGCGGCTTCAAACCAGAGATCGACGCCACCGCCTGGCTGATCGCCGAGGCCACGCACACCCTGGAAGCCAACGGGCTCACGTCTAAGCTCAAGCTCGAGACGCGCGGCTAAGCCGCCGCCTTCTTGGACGCGGCCGTCAGCTCGAGCTTGAGCCCGGCGAGTACCTTCATCACCGTCTCCATCGTCGGATTGGCATCGTCGGCCAACGCCTTGTACAGCGACGAACGGCCGATACCGGTGGCGCGCGCCAGCTCGCTCATGCCACGGCCGCGCGCGATCTCGGCGATCGCGTTCACGATCACCTTGGGATTGCCGGTCGCGAGCGCGTCGTTGAGCAGCTCGACATGATCTTCCGTCGCGTCCAGATGCTCCATCGGATCGAACTTGCTTATCTTCATGTTACCTGGCCCTCCTTGGCCGATAGTCGTTATCTGGAACGGGGCTAGTCGAGCCCCGCCACGATCTCCTTTGCTTTTGCGATGTCCCGCTCCTGCGAACCCTTGTCACCGCCGACCAGCAACAGGATCACCTGTTCGCCGCGCCGCGTGAAATAGAGCCGATAGCCCGGGCCGTGATCGATGCGCAGTTCCGCAACCTTGTCGCCGACGCTTTTGACGTCGCCGAAATGGCCGATCCGGATCAACGCGATCCGCTTTGCCACTCGCTTGGCGGCGATCAGGTCGCGCAACCCGGCGAACCAGCCTTCGAAGATTTCAGTCTGTTGAACTTCGATCATGTGTCCATTCTAGTGGACGATAAGGCGCCTGTCTACTATAATCGACACAGCGCGTTAGATTGGCTAGCGCCGATGCCGGTGCAAGAAGTTCAGCAGCTTCAGCCCATCCTCGGTCGGCACGGTGCCGGTATATCGGCATGTGTTGCACGATCCGCCGCCTTGGTAATGGTTGCCCTGCCGGACCGGCGCGATCTTGCCGGTGCCTTGGCAATCCGGACAGACCCGCTCCAGCGCCGGCAGCGCGCCCGTGCCGTCGGCCGCGGGGCCGCCTCTCGGGTCCGTGCTCATTGCCACCGCCTCGCCTGCCCAGCCCGCACCTGCGCCTCGCCCAGATCGCCGACGCCGGCGGCCGAGCAGTTCACCAGCGGCCGTCCGTAAACGTCGATCGACACCCGCTCGCACGTCACCCGCCGGCCCGCCGCGATCCGCCGCAGATGATCGCGCGATCGCGCGCCGGCGGCGTAATCGCAATCCGCCGATCGCCCGCGACGGCTCTGGCACTTGGGCGAACCCGCAACTTCCGGCGCATCGATCCCGGCCAGGCGCATCGCCCGCCCGCCGTCGCAGCGGATATTGTCGCCGTCGTGAAACGCGGGCGCGGCGCACAGGAATGCGGCGAGCAGCAGCATCGCTTACCGCCCTGCCCTGCCCGGGCCGAAATACCACTTCGGCACGATCGTCATCTCTCGCAGGCCACGCCGTCGCCGTCGCGATCAATCCGGCGGCTATACCCGGCATCGCCGCTCCGCACCGGCGCCGCGCCCGCCGCCCGCGCCTGCGCGCAGCTGCGGAACGATCCGCCACTATACGCGGCCGCGCGCGAGCCCGACCGCTTCGACGCCTTGCTGCTCGACTTCTTGCGGCTCCGCGCCTCGGCCGCCTCGATCGGCACCGCCAACGAACCCACCGCCGCAACGCTCAGCGCCAGACCCGCCAATCGAAATAAACCCAACATCTCATTCCCCCCTAACGCTGCGCCGCTATGGTCTTCAGCGCTTCTGATAATTCTATGCCCCACGTAACTTCCTCCGGAGCGTGCCGCCCATCAGCGTCGATGACAGCTCCAGAACTGTCCAGGACCAGCCGCGCCAGTTGAGGGCCGACGGCAGAGGCCGCGATCTTATCCAGCGAGCGGGTCAGGTCACGGCCGTCCGGGGCTAGGCTGTCGCAGCCGACGAGCACCCGCTCAAGATCCTTGTCGCTTCCTCCGTACCGGAGCGCGTAGCGGCCGAACGCATGCTCCAGCGCTGCCACCTCCAGGGGATGATATCGGCCGTCGCATCGAGCCATGAACACTAGGATCTTGGCGAGCTCGACCAGCGCCTTGTCATGGACGGGCAAAGCGCCATGCAAGCACAGCAGCTCGAAGCGCTCCTTGGGGTCACACACCTCGCCCGTCGAATAGTCGATCAGTTCGATGATGCGATCGATCCGAAAGCTCTTCGCCCGTCGGCTTTCGTGACAATAAGCCATCACCACTTCCGGCCCGCCGAAGCCCTCGATCCGGTGGCAGGTGATGCGCCTCTCGCTGCGCTCACCCTTTGCGTTCTGGTAGGAGATGTAGCCGCACCAGCCCGACGCTTGATCTCGATCGCTGCCAAAGATTGGCCCCTGCTCGGAGCACGCTTCGGGCAGTCGACCGGAAGGCACTGGCGGCGTAACCCGCAATGGTTGAACGGCCCGCTCGACCCGCGTGGCGATGTTCACCCGCGCCTCCTCGTAATGCCCGTAATTACCGCGACTCCCGCCAAGCTCTTGTCTCTGTTACAGAACAAAGTGGGAACAATGACCCGAGTCGGCGTGAATAGTACCGCCCTGATGGCGGCCCCAGCTTGTGGCATCGGATGCGCCCGTTGCACGCTCATCTGCGCTGTGCTCGCCGGGGTTCGAGAAGATCGTTGGCGAGAGCTTCAACGGCTGCTTCGTCTTCACCGGCGAGGTCCAAGCCGGGTGCAATCGTCGCACGTCTCGCGAGCCCGAGTGCTCTGGGAAGATGCCGTGCGAGCTCATGAGCAAGCTCGGCCCCCTGCAATCCAGGCGAAGCCAGCAGCAATCCTTCGAACATGTGCGCCAGCACCCGTTGGCCTGGCAGTTCGACCGGCATCATGACCGTCTGCACGCTGGGCTCGGGCGGCGGCGGCGGTGCGCCTTCGTCGGGATCGTCCACTTCGCCGGTCAGGTAAGCCGGTGTTGTCCCAAGTTCTCGGGCAATCCGATGAAGGTGCTTCGACCCATAGGCCTCGCCGCTAAGCAGGTTATGGATAGCCGATTGGCTCACTCCAACCCGCCGGCCCAGCTCGGACTGGCTGAAACCCCGACGGTTCATAAGAGCACGAAGGCGATCAGCGTCCAACACGGACCGGCAAGCTATAGAGTAACTTTTAGCTTGCACGTCCAGTTTACTGGTTGACGGGCTATAATCTGTCTTATAGCTGTTGTGCATGGACACGACGCAGCACCTCGAATCGCCGGCTTTGGCTTTCTCCCTCCTCCACTTCTCCGAGGAGGAGCGGGCCGAGATCGTCGGCATGGCGGACACGATGACATCCTCGGAGATCGCCGAAATCCTGACCTGGATGGAGGAGCCCGAGCTGCTCGAAGGTGATGGTTGGGAAAAGCCGTTCATCAAAGCCGCCGACTACCTTGCCGCCCGGATCGCGAACGATCGGTTTTGCGCTCCCCAGCTCCCGGAGCCGATGCTCTGGGGCTTCGCCGGCCCCGCTGGCCACGCCTGAGGGTAACGGCATGGGCCCGCAACTCACCCTTGATCAGGCGCGCTGCTTGCTTGCCCGGCCCGACGTGAGGGCCGCCTTGCACATCGTCTCCTACCATAGGCTGACGCGCAGCAGCGGGCGCCCGCTGGTGTCTACGGCAGCGATTGGCACCGGTCGACTTCGCGCGCTGCTTGAGCGGCTCGACGCCCGGATCTGCGCTGCACAATCGGAGCGCGCCTATGACTGATCCGGCCCAGGCATTCCGCGAGGCGGTGGAGATGGTCGGCTCGCAATCGGCGACCGCTCGGCTCCTCGGCGTCAGCCAGGCCTCGATCTGGCAGCGCTTGTCGAAGCGCCAGCCCGCAGCCGCCCAGCATGTCCTAACGCTCGAGCGCCACACCGGCATCTCGCGCCACCGCCTGCGCCCCGATCTGTATCCCATTCACGACTCTCCCGCCGGGCGCACTCGGGACGGGAGCGGCGCTTCGATCGCTCAGCCTAGCGGCTTCCCCGGCAAAGGCCCGTGCGATCGAAGCGCCAAATTGCACCTCGGAGAACCGCTGCGATGACCGAGCCCCGCCACATCGACGACGCGGCCGATCTCAACGATGCCATTGGCGAGAGGGGTGACGAAGATGCCTTCCGCCGCACTAGGGCCATCGAGCTCGCCTTGCAGGCCGAGGGCGGCAACTTGACCGCCGGCGATCAGCTGATGATCGCACGCCGCTTCGCGCGCTTCATCATCTTCGGCGACACGCCGACGCTGACCCGGGCCGAACCGAGTCCAATCAAGGAGGCGGACCTACTGGAGCTGCTGCAACGAGGCAGTCGCTTTAGCCACATCGTCGAGGCTGAAGTGTCACGGCAGCTTAGGCGAGCCGTTGACCAAGCCAAGTCTCAGCTCGCGGCCCTTCGTCCGGCCAATCCTTTCGACTTCTCGGATCAGGTCGATGCTTGAACGCTCAGTCATCCTGCTGCGCGCTTCGTATGTCTGTGATCCCGCGCAAAAACTTGACGTAGGTTTTAAGAACGTCGCCTTCGCTCATCGGTCCTTTAGCCGTCGCGACCGCCTGCGTCAGGTGCGCCGCGACGAGCGCGGCGGTGTCATCCGAAATCTGCACGACTCTTTCTCTCCTTCAGTCGTTGGTCACGCGTCGACTGTAGCCGGACGGGGGGCGGCTTCAACCCGCTCCCCGGAAGGTCTCCCCCTCCCCATCCCCATCCCCGGGCGCTCCCTGCCCGGGGCGGCCGCTGGCAGACCGGCCTTTCCCAAAGAGACAAGCCACCCGAAACTGTCTCGGTCTGCCGCCTTCGCCGGGCTCGGCGCGTGACGAAAGTGCGCCCGCCCCTCACCTTCGAGCTCGCACTCACCCGCGTCGCCGGCTTGTTAGGCTGGGACAGGTCGGCCGAGATCCTCGGAGTCGCCGAGCGAACCGTCCGCGATTGGTCCGATCCTGACACCGTCCCGCTCGCCGGCCGCGCGCTCTGCGTCGAGGATTGCATCCATCTCGACGTGGCCTATCGCGCCGCCGGTGGTGACGGCGCGCCTTTGCTGTCCTGCTACGCCCTGCTGTTCGAAACCGAGCTTACGACCAGCGCCGATAACGGCGCTCTCGTCCGCCATATCGCCCGGGCGGCAAAGGAAACCGGAGAAGCGCTCGCCGCATCGGTGCTGGCCTCCGCGCCCGGTGCGACGGCCGCCGATCGCGAGCTCGCCCGCCGCGAAGGCGAGGAGGCGATTGGCTGCATCACCAACATCGTCACGATTCTCGGCGCGGCGCCGACCGGTGAGCGCCAATGACGGCCCGCTCCCTCCCTGCCTTTCCGATCCGAAGTAATACTTCGGATCGAGAGCCCAACACGCTCGCTACTCTCCGCGCTGGGCGGCGGGGCGGGGTGTCCGATGTCCTGGGGGGGACGAACTAGAATGGCGACAGGTCAGCGTCTCAGTATCCACTGCCCGCATTGCGAGCAGAAGGCCCGCGTCCGCAACAGCCGCGCGGTCAGCCCGACTTACAAGCACCTCAATTTTGAATGCACCAATTTCGATTGCCGGCACACTTTCGCGGCCGCGCTCGAGATCCTCTACACGATCGCGCCGTCGGCCCGGCCCAATGCCGAGCTCAACCTGCGCACCGCGCCGCCCCGCTCGCGCGCGGCCGCCAACGACAACGGCTCCGCTCCCATCGTCCTCCCCGGCGGCCCGGAGGTGCCGCCGCTCAGCGCCGCCAACGACGATGACCGCGCCGGCGAGGCCGTCTCCTACGGCTGACCCGGGCGCCCTTTGCCGCCGCTGAAGGGCTGACTTCTCCTCTTCATCCACCCGCCACGCGCTGCCCTACCGGCGCGAAGGCCTTTCTGTTGCCGAAGGAAGTGCCCCGATGACCGACCAAAACGACACGCTCGAACGGGGTCCCCGCGAAGTACCACTTCGTGGGGATAGTCTTCGCCCCGGCGAGTATATCCGCCTGCGCCGCCGCGCCGCCGGCTTCACCACGCAGGACGTCGCCGCCGCGATCGGCCGCAACATCGTCGACCAGGCTGACGTCCAGGATCAGCTCGCCCGGCTCGAACGCGGCGAACCCGAGCTCGCCACCGCCAGCCTCGAAGGCGCTCCGCTCGGCTTCCACGACCTGGTCGATCGCCTCGCCCAGGTTTTCGCGCTCGACGGCCTAGTTTATCATGCGCTGGTCGGGCTTGCCGACAACCCGGGCCTGCCGGCGCCGCACATCTGCCGCGGCTGCGGCTGCACCTGGCACGACGCCTGCCAGGTGGCGGGTGGCGCCGGCTGCTCGTGGAGCGACGCCGACCCGAACATCTGCACCGCCTGCGAGGCGGAGGCCGGCCAGGCCTTCGACACGCTCCGCTCCGCTTTGGCCGATCGCGATCCGGAGCCCGGCAATCTCGGCCTGTTCGCAGTCGCGATCGCCGCGATCGGCTTCGCCGCCATCCCCGGCCGCGCTCTCGCCACCTTCGCGCTGGGGGCGTTTTGATGCAGCTGGTTCCCGAACTCACGCGCGCCGAGCTGGACGCGGATCTCGACCATCCAGACATGGGCATCGTTTTCGCGGTTTCACCAGTCGACGGCAATCTCTGTCCGGATTGCGGTGGCGATCTCGGAGATGCTTTCGGCTTTGGACTGCACCGCACGTGCACAGGCTGCGAGACCACGTTTCTCGGCGCCGGCGAGGATGCGGCCCATGGCTGAGGGCACGATCGCCGCCGACGAGCTGCGGCTCCTGATCGAGCGCATTGAACGGATCGAGGAAGAAAAGCGCGGAATGGCCGACGACGTCCGCGACGTCTACGCCGAGAGCAAGGCGCGCGGCTACGACGTCAAGACGATCCGCGCAGTGATCCGCCTCCGCCGCATGGAAAAGCACGTCCGCGACGAAGCGGAGATGCTGCTCGACACCTACAAAGCCGCGCTGGGCCTCAGCTGATGGGCACCGCCTCCCCACTTATCGCCGAGCTCGCCGACGCGGCCGTGCTCGCCACCGGTGCAAGCCACGTGACGATTAGGCGCGATCTGATCAGCGACATTCTCTCGGCGCTCATCGAAGCCGAACTGATGCACCGAGCCTCGACCGCGCCTGGGCTCGCATGCTTCGGCGTTCTTCTATCCAGCGCCCAGCAGCTCGGCCACGCGCTCGACCTCCCCGGCCAAAGTATCACTTTGGCCGGAAATCCCAGCCCGATCGAGGTTGCCGCCCCGATCGGGCCAGTTCCCCCGACATTTCCTACAATCTCGGAGACCGCCCATGACTAGCATCGCCGACGCCGCCGTCCAGCTGGGATCGGACCAGCCCGCCACCGTCCCGCTCTCGAAGCTCTACATTTCCGGGAAGAACGTCCGCAAAACGGATCGCGAGCTCGACATCGACGCTCTCGCCGACGACATCGAGGCGCACGGCCTGCTCCAGCCGCTGATCGTGATCCCGGCCGCCGGCGATCGTTTCGGCGTGATCGCCGGCGGCCGCCGCCTGCTCGCGCTCGAGCGGCTGAAGAAGCGCGGCAAGCTGCACGGCAGCCACGCCGTCCCTGTGGTTCACCGCGACGCGGTCGACGGCCGCGAAGTCAGCCTGGCCGAGAACCTCCACAAGGTCGCGATGAACCCGGTCGACGAGTTCACCGCCTATGCGTCCATCATCGCCGACTATCGCGATCGCGGCGAAGCCGACGAGCAGGTCCGGATCGAACGCTGCGCCCGTCACTTCGGCAAGACCGTCCGCCACGTCACCGAGCGCCTGCGCCTGGCGGCGCTCGCCCCCGCCATCCTGGACGCGCTGCGCGACGGCGCGATCAGCCTCGACGCCGCCAAGGCTTATGCCGCCTATCCCGATCACAAGCTGCAGCTCGAGATCTTCACCGCCCAGGAGCGGCTGCCGGACAAGCATCGCGTCGCCTCCATCCGCGCTTCGCTCGCCGGCCACGTCTACCGCGCCGGCGATCGCCAGGTCCGCTATGTCGGCCTCGACGCCTATCGCGCCGCCGGCGGCCGCATGGAGCTCGAGCTGTTCATGGGCTCGGCCGACGAGGAAGTGCTGGTCGATACCGCGCTGCTCGATCGGCTCGTCCACGACAAGGCCGGCCCGGAAGTCACCCGCCTCGCCCGCGCCGCAGGTTTCGCCGACGGCATCGTCCAGCCCTGGGCCGGCGGCAGCTTCGCCCGGCCCAAGGCGCCCGGCGGGTTCACCCTCGTCTACGCGTTTAGCCCGACGCAGCAGGAGCGCGCGGCCGCGATCGCCATCTACCGCATCACCGCCGACGGCGCCGACCTCGAGCTGGTCCCGGACTATTTCCGACCGCTCGCCCCCGAAGCCGGCCCGGCCGCCCAAGCGCCCAGCCTGTTCGCCGGCACAGAAGTAACCCGCCCGCCGGCGCGCGCCGAATCGGAGATCGAGCAGCTCGGCCGCCTCCGCCGCCAGCGCATCATGCTCGAGGCTTTGAAGCGCGCCACCCCGCCGGTAGCGAACACCGCGTTCGCCGGTCGTCTGAACTGGCCGGCAGACCGGGTGATCCAAGGAGAAACGGACGAGGCCTATATCGTCACCGTCCTGCTCACCATTCCCAAGGCCGACGTCGAACGCCACCTCCCCGCCGCCGAACGTGCGATCGACGCCGAGGAAAGCGGCCGCGCCCCGCCCGACCCCGATCCCGACGCCGCCGCCTTCGACATCCCAGCCGAAGCGGTGCCGGCATGAGCACCGATGTCACCTCCGACCAGCTGTTCATCAGCCTGGACGCGACCGTGTCACTCGGCGCGCTATGCAAAGCTGCCGGCATCTCGCTCCCGCCCGGCCGCGACCCGGCCGAGCCGATCGAGATTGAAAGTGTCGATGTCGATCCCGGCGAGGCCGCGTCCGCGCTGGCCGAGATCGGCATGGGCGGGGATGATCACGAAGAAGAGCAGGAGATGCCTGCTGGCGTCCTCCTGGATTTCGTGGCGTCCAGCCTTCGCGGCGATCACTTTACGGCCGCCGCCCTGGCGCCCCGCCTGTTCACCTGCGGCAATCTGACCGTCGTAGAAACGGCGATCGCGAGGCGGGCATGAGCGACGTCCTTGGAACCACCGAAGCCGGCGAGCCGCTCGCGCTGGACCTGGACCGGCTGATCGGCACCCACGCCTGCGTCGTCGCGAACTCGGGCGGCGGCAAGTCCGGCCTGATCCGCCGCCTGCTCGAGACGACGCATGGTCGCGTCCAGCACATCGTGCTCGACATCGAGGACGAGTTCTACACGCTTCGCGAGCGCTTCGATTACGTGATCGCCGGCGGTGACGGTGGCGACGCGCCGATCACGATCGACAGCGCCGAAGGCCTGGCGCTGGCCACACTGCAGCACGGCTTCTCGCTGATTGTGCAGCTCAACGATCTCGGCGCATCCGCTCCCCAATTCGTCGGCCGCTTTCTGTCCGCTATGATCAGCGCTCCAAAGCAGCTCTGGCGCCCGGTCCTGGTCGTGGTCGACGAGGCGCAGGTCTTCGCCCCTCAGGACGGGGCCACCGCTGCCACCGCCGGGATGAAAGCGCTGATCGCGCAGGGCCGCAAGCGCGGCTTCACGGCCGTTTATGCCAGCCAGCGTATCGCCAAGATCTCGGCCGACATCCGCGGCGGGATCAATAACTGGCTGCTCGGCCGCGTCGGCCAGTCGCTTGATCGCCGCGCCGTCGCCGACCAGCTCGGCTTCGCGAACAGCTCGGCCGAGGCGCGCGACCTGCAAGGGCTGCCCGATCGCAGCTTCTGGGGCTTCGGCCCGGCGATCGCTAAGGAACCGGTCCTGTTCCGCGTCGCCGACGTCACCACCACCCCGGTCCGCCCCGGCCAAGCCAAGCTCCCCACTCCGCCCCCGCCCGAAGCTCTGCGCGCAATCCTGGAAGGCATCGCCGCCAGCACGGTCGAACAGAAGCTCGATACGGCAATGGCCGCCTACGACGCCGGGGCCGAAGTCGGCCAGCTGCTGGTCGAGCGGGACGCGCGCATCGCGGAGCTCGAGGCTGAACTCGCAGCTCTCAGGGCAGAGCACGAGCAGCTGCTCGGAATTGATGCTGAATGCGACCGCTACCAGACTGGCCTCGGCGCGATCGAGCAGCTCGTGGCCGATGTTCGCGCCGGTCGCGGACCGTTCGCGATCGACGCTCCGGCCGCGAGTGCAACGTCATTGGGCGTGACAGCCGGAGAGACGGCACCTTCCGGAGCAGGCGTGGAAGCGTTCATCGCCGCTGCGAAGACTCCTCGCGGCGCCGTCGTCCGCGTGGGCGGTCAACCGAGGCCCGACCCAGCTGGCAAGCCTCACGCGATGGCGCTCAAGATGGTCGAAAAGATGGACGCGCTCGCGCCGGCAAGGCTGACCTGGCGGCAGCTGTCGTCGCTGCTCGGTTATTCACCGGATGGCGGCTACTTCCGCGCTGGCAAACGCGACGCGCTCGAACGCGGCTTGCTGAGCGCGAATGACCAGTATGTCTGGTCGGCCAAGCCGGGCGGAGCCCCCCTAGATCGCGCAGCGGCTTTCGATCTGTGGTTGTCGATCCTGCCCGAGCCCGCTCCGAAAATGATGATGGTGCTTGCCGGCGGAACGCGCGGCCTGTCGAAACAGGAACTCGCGGACGAGCTCGGCTATTCCACGTCCGGCGGTCACTTTCGCAAGGGCCTCGCCCTCATGCGCCAGAACGGCGTCTCGGTCGAGACGGGCGAGAACGTCAGGCTCGCCGAGCCGTTGCCGGGTGAAGCGGCATGAGCAGCACCTCGTTCAAGGTGATGCACTGCGATCGCTGCGGCAACGAGGAGACCAGCGACTGCGCCCAGGCCCCGCCCGAATGGGGCCGCATCGTTGCCCGCAGGGTCAACGGCAACGGCGGTATAGGCGTTCACGAAACGCCCGACGATCTCTGCCCTTCCTGCCTGTCCGCCCTGCTTGCCTGGTACCGCGAGCCACGCGTCGCTGCGGCACCACCACCCGCACCCCCGCCGCCCACCCCGGCCGCGCCCAAGCCGCGCCCGGTCACCGCGGCCGAGCGGGACGCGTTGGTCGACGAAGCCGCCCAGCTGCTCAAGGCGCAGGTCAACCAGTCGATCGGCGCCGCCCGCGCCCAGCCCGCCGCCGCGCTGGCGAGCGACGAGCTCATCCCGGAACTCCTCGCCGGCATCGATGTCCGCGCCCGCGCGATCGCCGACGCCGCGATCGCGCGCCTGGCCGACCGCCCCACCCCCGCCAAAGCCCGCCCGCGAAAGGCCAAGAGCTGATGCCCGGCCCCCTCGATCCCGAACTCGCGGCCGACGGCCGCCCGATCTACACCGCGATCGTCAAGCCGGACGATGGCGGCGGCTTCCTGCTCCTGGTGCTGATCGACGACGACGAGGAGCGTCCGGAACAGCGCGTCTGGGCCAGCGGCACATTCAGTTGCCCGAACGCCCGCGCGCTCACGGCCGAGATCGCGCTCGGCATGCAAGTGGTGGCGGAAGGGTGATGGGGGATCGTCGCCCACCCCCGCGGGCCGCGCTCGTCGAGAATGCGCGCGGGCTCGCGCTTGCCGCGTTCGCCTCGCCGGAACTGATCGGCACCCTGCTCGGGTGCGATGCCGCCGATGCCGGCCGCTTCAAGGCGGACGCGCTGAACGACTGGAGCGGGCTGATGTACGCGGTCGAGCGGGCGAAGAGCGCATGACCGCCGCGCCCAGCATCGCATCGGCCAAGGCTTTCGCCGCCGGCAATCGCACCGGCCATGCCGCGCGCGAGACGGACGATTTCTATCCGACTCCGCCCTGCGCCACTGAAGCCTTGCTGGCGGTCGAGAAGTTCGAAGGGCCGATCTGGGAGCCGGCCTGCGGTACCGGCGACATGAGCCGTGTCCTGGAAGCCGCCGGTCACCGGGTGATTTCGACCGACCTGGTCGATCGCGGCTATGGCGAGGGCGGCCGCGACTTCCTGTGCGAATGGCAGCCGATCGCCCCGAACATCGTCACCAACCCGCCGTTCCGCTCCGCTACCGAGTTCGTCGATCGCGCGCTGCAACTGACCCATCCCCCCGACCGCCACACGCCGGGAGCGTGGATCCCGAAGGGCGGCGTCACCCGCAAGGTGGCGCTCTTCCTCCGCCTCGCCTTCCTCGAAGGCCAGGCGCGCGGCCGCTGGTTTCCGGCCACCCCGCTCGCCCGCGTCTGGATCATGTCCCGCCGCGTGCCGATCGGCAAAGGCCGGCTGCTCGCGGCGGACGAAACGAGCGGCCCGCTCGCTTTCGCCTGGTTCGTTTGGGACCAGTATCACGCCGGCCACCCCGAACTGCGCTTCCTGGACTGGAAGCACCCGGAGCGCAGCGCATGACGGCCAACCCCGGTCACCTCCCGACCGACGCGATCGGCAAGCGCGTCGCCGTCCAGCTCGCGGGCGGCGCGGAATCGAAGATCGACAACGGCCCGATGGTCCCGCCAGGTTGGGCCGCCGACGGCAAGGGCGGCTGCCGCTGGACGCTCACCGGCTGCCCGTTCGACATCGCTCGATACCGGGTGCTCGGTTGAGCCCGCCGCGCCACCCTCCGATCGACCTGCTCGATTCCGAACAGGCGGCGGCCGCGATCGGGGTCAGCGTCCGCACCCTGCGCAAATTACGCAAGGACGGCCTGATCTCTTACGTCGCCACCACCGATCGCCTGGTCATGTACCGTCCCGAGGACTGCGCGGAATTTATCGCGAGTCGCTTGCGGAGGAACGAACCATGCCAGAAGCCAGCCAAACCGCGCCGGACGCGGCCGCCAGCCCAGGGCGGCGGCGGCCAGGTGATCCCGTTCGAACAGCTCGCTCAGGCGCGGGGCTGGTAGAATGAGCGTCTACCGCCCGGCCCGGTCCCGCTTCTACCATTACGATTTCGTGATGAAGGGAGAGCGCTACACCGGCTCGACCAACCTCACGTCTAAAACCGAAGCGCGCGCTTATGAGGCGGCGGTTCGCCGGCGCGCCGCGATCGGGGAGACGGCCAAGCCGCCGATTACGCTTAGCGAAGCCTGCGGCCTGTGGAGCGATGGCAAAGGGCAATACGAGGCGAACTGGTCGACGTCCAAGCACCACGTGAAGACGCTGCTTCGCATCCTCGGCGGCGCGCGGCTGCTGTCCGATCTCGACCTTGCAGACTTCCGCAAGTTCGTCGCGCGCCGGCGAGCGCATGTCACGAACAAGGGAACTCCGCTCGCCAACGCCAGCATCAACCGCGAACTCGAGGTCGCCTCCCGTATTTGGCGCTACGCGGCGCAGGCGCACGACCAGGCGCCGGACGGCTTCGCCGTGTCGACGATCGCCTGGGGCCAGGTCACGCTCAAGGAACCCAAGGAGCGCGTGCGCGAACTCGGCGCCGACGAGGAACGGCGGTTGTGGGAGCACGCGCCAAACGACGATCTGGCGGCCGTCGTTGAATTCGCTCTCCTGTCCGGGCAGCGGCGTACGTCGATTGTGACCCTGCTCTGGTCGAAGGTCGACCTGATCGATATGCGCGCCTCGGTGCGCGTCAAGGGCGGTGGCTGGCACAGCTTCCCGCTCACGCCGCGTCTCGCGGCGATCATCGCCAACCGGCCGAAAACGTGCGCCCAGGTCTTCACCTATGTTTGCGAACGCCCGGCGCCCCCGCGAGGCGATCGGCCGCGGCGCCTGCGCGGTGAGCGCTACCCGTTCAGCAAGCAGGGCTGGATGCGCAAATGGCGCAAATGGCTGAAGGACGCTGAAATCGAGGACTTCCGGTTCCACGACCTGCGCCACACCCGCGGCACCCGCCTGCTCCGCGCGACCGGCAATCTCAAGACGGTCCAGAAGCTGCTCGGCCACACCGATATCGCGACCACCGCGCGCTACGCCCACGCGATCGAGGAAGACGTCCGCCGCGACATGATTGTCGCCGAGTCCCGAAATAGTCCCGAACCGCTCCGGGACGTGAAGTCAGAAAACCCAGCAAGACGTAAGGAAAACCGATGA